CATCAAACTTCTACGATGGTTCATCTGGAACACTGGCCGCGGAGATCAATGATTCAAACGATGGAACCAAAACATTCACCACGGCGGAGAACGAGACCGGCACATTCACCAGCCTAGTCGTGAGTTCAAACGTGGACTACGACACAGTGGATTCCACATATCCACAACGTTTCTACCTGGTTGCCAGCGCCAAGATCACAAAAAATCTATCTGCCTACTCTGTGGGAGTCAACGCACAGAGACTGGCGCACACAACCACGGGTGTCACCAACTACGTACACGTGGTCAAGGACGACATCACGGCAACACCGACCACAACAATAGGCACAGTGACGGAAAGCAATGCCGGAACATACCGTTACATATCAGGTGTGCCTTACTACAACACCGGTTTTCCAGGGCTTGAGATTACAGGCACAACAGTGGCCAACTTCACCGGACAGGCCTACCAGGACACCATTTCACCACACGAGGTCGATCCAGGCACCAACCAGGAGTCAACATCGGGCAACGTGATAGCAAGTAATCCTTATGACTACCTCGCCATCGATAATTTTTTGAGCTCTATGCTGACGGGGCCTATCCCGAACGCGGACACGGGTGTGAGTTCCGCATACACACTGGGCACAATTCAAGTTCCCATCACCGACTCGGCAGTGCGTAGCATACAGACCATAAAAGCCAGGAGCAAGAACGCCAACGGCACGGGTTCATACTCCGAGGACACAACGAAAATTCAGGTTTACACCGCCAGTCTACTGACACTGGACGACGAGGCGGGTGGTATAACCGTATCAGATTCCCTAGGCGCCACGTTCGACGATGACGCCGTGAGGATAAGCGGACTTGGTTCCCTGTCAGGTGACACCCCGTCACTGTTTGATTCTTCCAATGCCAACTACTACACAGATCACGCGTGGTCGGGTGCAGTCACTGTGGCGGGAACCAACGAGGCTATCGCGAGATTTGGCACCATAAAACACTTCACCACAGATCTTAGCTCTGGATACCTACCGGCGGGTCCAGACCTAGCCACAGGAAGATCAGGAGCACAATACTTCACTTTCGCGTTCAGGAGGACCACGATGGCCAACTTCACTGTGAGGCTGACCGGTACGGTATCGGGCTGTTTCATAGCCGCGCCAGGCACGGCGATAGATTCAGCATCCACACTCAACGGCTGGTTGGACGCGGGCATCACATATGGTGGTTCGGGTGTGCCAGGAGCGGACACCGGCAACGGTGGTAATGGATCCAACGGTTGTGCGTTCACATCAGGAGACAGGATCATAGACAACACCACATATTCAAATCAGACGTTCACGCTTACGTTGGGATCAGAGAACGCCACCAACGCCACAGGCAACAACGTACTGGTGAGATTTAAACTGGAATCGGGAGACAGCATAACTGCGCTGAGCATAGAGTAATGGCAATAACTGACGCGAAAAAAGTAGACTACCTCTGGAAGAAGATCGGTTATGGTGCGACCAAGACGGACACCAACGCCAACAAACTGGCACCCAACGAGGCCATCGCCTCTCCTCTTTTATTAAGGGGTGACAAGACCTGGAACGAGGCCGCCAGCATACCCGCTGTGCTACCAGGGTCGAGCTCAGGAGTTGTCACCGTCTATCCAACTTCAAATCCCAACGAGACTACGGCAGATGCGACGGCAACGGCCAATAGGACGTGGAAAACAAATTTAACTGATTGGATACCACCGGAGTTCGGATCCACATACCAAGTCAAAGTCTACATACACACGTCAGGAGACGCCGCGGGAGCAACAGGAGGCACGCAGGTGTTCGCGACGGGATCAGGCAACAACGACGAGTGGTTCTTCGACTACCAGTCGGGCGTGCTACACTTCATAGGGGCCAACCTGCCCAATGGTGTGGACTTCTCTGGCAAGAGCGTGTACATCGCGGGAGGCAGGTACACAGGACCACAGGGACTGGAGAACATAGTAAGTGGTTCCGCGGTAACGGGCAACTTTGAATTCTCAGGAAGCACCATGAGAGACACCGTCACCAACGCGGACATGACCTTCGAGACACAGGGCACTGGACAGTACGTGTTCTCTTCAGACACAGGCGTGGTACTGCCAACGGGAACCACGGCACAACGACCCACCGCACAGGAGGGTATCATAAGATTCAACACCGACACCGGCAAGTACGAGGTGTCACAGGACGGTAGCACATACACAGCACTGAGGACGGAACAGACCGCGGCGGACGTCAACAAGGACGTGTTCTCCGGGGATGGATCCACCACGAGATTCGAGAGCACAAACGTGTCAACGGATCCCAAGAACCTCATAGTGTACATCGATGGGGTGATGCAGGAGCCCACACAGAACTACACCACAGATGGTTCCACGGCAACTATCACTTTTGATGAGGCACCACACGCTGGCGCCAGGATCGTGGTGATGTCGGGCTTCGCTGAATCTCCGGTCTAGGCTATGCTGACGCCAGTGGGCGAGTAGACTATGTCGAAACTCTGCAGTTGACTGGTGATGATGTTCATCACGTCCAGTTCCGGCCACAACTCCCATTCAAATTCCGGTTGTCTTATGATGAAATCATAGCAGTCCTGTCCCGACACGAACCACAGTCGCACTCCCGTGGCAGAGAAATTGGTCTCCACCTGGAACCGGTCACGGCATATTATGCCACACACGTTGGTTATCTTCACACGGAACTTGTTCATCTGGTCCACTAGGTCTGGACGCTGTTGCAATATCTCAGTGGTCCTGTTCCTGCACTGTGCGGGCCATTTGAGTTTGAGGCTGTACTTGTAGAACTTGTCCTTAGCCTGCACGTGCTATCACCTCCCGATACTTGTCAAAAGTGTCACAGTAGCAGTTGTCAAGGTCGTCCAGTTGTTTGGTCCTGGGTGGATTGCATATGTAGGCGAACTTGGTCTGTCCGTTGTACTCGGCCACCCTCCTCAGCAGTGACAGTTCCCTGGGATTTGCGATGTCATAGCCCACCAGGAACACCACGGTCTGCACCAGGTACACGCTCAAGAGCAGGCTGAGGCTCTGTGCGGTGCACTTTTCTGGATCGATGTCCATGGTCCTGACCCCCGGTAGGTCTGGTAGGTGTGTGACTGCGTCGAAGAAACAGTACTTGCGGAACAATCGCCCGGGCAACACTATGTTTGAACCCGCGATGGCGGGTGAATTCAGGAGGTCCTGTGCCTGTGCCTCGGTGTTGGCGGTGATGTGTGAGTATCGCATGTGCTTGTTGCTGTTGCCAGACGCCACCACGGGCCCTATCTTCAGGCTCCGTTCGAGATCGAATCGCACGGGCAGGTCTCCCACCACAGTAATATACGTAGTTTTCATGTCGTATGGTTATTTAACACCGCGCAAATCAGCCTTTGAAAATAAATACCTATAGTTTTGCAAGACAACTATTATCGATAAGGGGATAACACAATGGCAATAGGACGTATAACAGGACAGATGCTGTCAGCCAACTTGGCTAGATCGGGCACTGACTTAACATTCGAGACAAATTTATTAGCACTGGACGTGACCAACAGCAGGGTTGGAGTGGGCACAGCCTCACCGGCCACCACGCTACACGTGAACGCCACGGACGCGATCAGATTACCATCAGGTAGCACGGCACAGAGACCGGGCACACCTGCAAACGGTGACATCAGGTACAACTCAGACACGGGAGCCGTCGAAGGCTACGCCGGCGGATGGTTGAAGATGACCGGTGGTACCACACTGGCGGACGCGGACTCAGACACACAGATCGAGGTGGAGAGGACTGCGGACGAGGACGCCATGCACTTCCAAGTGGCTGGCACGGATGCGGCCCACATCAGATCGAACGGCAACATAGAACTCAACAACTTGCAGATCGCTGACACGACCATCAGCACCCTATCGACCAACGGTAACCTAAACCTCACTCCAAACGGGACGGGAGAGGTCAACATCACAAAAGTGGACATAGACTCAGGAGCCATCGACGGCACTACTATTGGTGCCAACTCGGCGGCGGCGGGTACATTCACCACAATCGGCACATCAGGCAACGTGACTGTGGGAGGTAACCTAACAGTCAACGGGACTACCACCACTATCTCGACCACCAACACAACGGTGTCAGACAACCTATTCGAACTGAACTCGGGCGCGGCATCAAACGCCAATGACTCGGGTATCATCATCGAGAGGGGATCAACGGGTGACAATGCCATATTTGTATGGGACGAATCAGCGGACAAGTTCGTGGTTGGTACCACAACTGCCACAGCGGACAGCACAGGTGATTTGACTATCTCAACGGCAACATTGGTTGCCAACCTAGAGGCCACAACTGCCACAGTTGGTGGAAGCAACGTAACAACAACTGACAACACGCAGACACTGACCAACAAGACATTTGACGCCAATGGCACAGGCAACTCGATATCAAACATCGATTTCGCTGACTTCACTTCTGGAGTAATTCTGGATGAGGACAACATGGCATCAGACTCAGCCACTAACCTGGCCACACAGCAGTCGATCAAGGCCTACGTGGACGCGGAAGACGCCAACATAGCATCAGACACTTTAACTTTCACAAACAAGACGTTCGACGCAAACGGAACTGGTAACTCGATATCAAACATCGAAACAGCGGACTTGGCCGCAGGAGTGCTAGACACAGATCTAGCAAGTGTTTCAGCATCAGACGACACCTTAGCATCAGCGAAAGCAATCAAGGCCTACGTTGATGGTGAAGTTTCAGGATTTTCATCAAATTCAATAACACAGGGCAACACCAGTGCCACTGTCACTGACACAGGATCAGACGGCACGTTTACTGTGGTGGCAGACGGTAACACGGAACTTACGATCGATGACACACAGGCATCTTTCTCAGGAAACGTAACAGTTTCGGGTAACTTGACAGTCAATGGAACAACAACGACTGTGGCCACAACCAACACAACCATTGAAGACAACATCATCGAGTTGAACTCTGGTGTATCAAGTTCAGGCAATGATTCTGGTATCTTGATCGAGAGGGGAACAACAGGTGACAACGCGTTCATAGGTTGGGATGAGTCAGCAGACAAGTTCACCGTTGGTACCACAACAGCGACAGCGGATGACAAGTCAGGTGGAATCACGGTAACCAAAGGAACGTTAGTAGCGGACTTAGAGGGTGATGTCACAGGTGATGTTACAGGTACAGTGTCAGACATATCTAACCACTTGTTGGATGAAGACAACATGGCCTCAGACAGCGCCACAAAAGCACCTAGCCAGCAGTCAGTGAAGGCATATGTTGATGCTCAAGACGCCAACATAGCATCAGACACGCTGACATTCACAAATAAAACATTTGATGCCAACGGCACAGGTAACTCACTTTCAAACGTGGAAGTGGCTGATCTGGCCGCGAGTGCCGTGGTGCTTGAAGGTGAAGGCATAGGATCAAACGACAACGACACGACACTACCAACATCAGCGGCTGTCAAAGATTTCGTTGACACCGAGACGGCAAACGTAGCCTCGGACACAATGACTTTCACGAACAAGACCTTTGACGCAAATGGCACAGGTAACTCGATCTCGAACATCGAGGTGGCGGACTTCGCTTCAGGCGAGGTGCTGGACGAGGACAACATGGCCTCAGATTCAGACACAAAACTGGCCACACAACAGTCGATCAAGGCCTACGTGGACACGCAAGTGGGTGCTGTTTCAACAAGTTCCATCACACTGGGTGATACAAGCGTTGCGATAACTGACACAGGATCAGACGGAACGGTAACAATCACAGCAGATGGTAACACGGAACTTGTGATCAATGACACGAGTGCCACTTTCTCAGGTAACGTCATCATATCAGGTGACATGACCGTAAACGGTACAACGACCACGATCGATTCAACGACATTGACGGTTGAAGATCCGTTGATCCAACTGGCCAAGAACAACTCAGGTGGAGACGCCAACACGTTTGACCAGGGTCTGTTCTTCAACAGGGGATCACTGGACAACGTTTCATTCATCTGGGACGAGTCAGCTGACCAATTCGCGTTCGCAGTAACATCGGGCGAGGACGGAACAACCGCAGGCAACATCACCATCGACAGTTACGCGGCATTGAAAGCGGGTGTAATCACTGCTTCAGATGTTGAAACTGGCGTGATAAGCGCGGCGGACGGCACACAATCTGCCACGATAGCGGACTCAACAGGAATAATGACGATCTCAAGTTCGGTGCTGACGACCACAGACATCAACGGTGGTACAGCGGACAACGTTACAATCGGTGGTTCGACTCCAGCGGCTGGTACGTTCACGACCGCCACGGCGACAAACGTACAGGCCACCAACATCAAGGCCAACGACGGCACGGCGGCCATAGTGATCACGGACTCAACGGGTGCTGTTGAACTGTCAACGGCAACAACGGTTTCGGGCTCACTGACAGCCACAGGCAACGTCAGCGTCGATGGTGGAACTTTCACTTTCAATGAAACGGGCGCAGACCTAGACTTCAGGTTCGAGGGTGACAACGACGCCAACTTGTTGTTCGGAGATGCGGGCAACGACAGGATCGGTATCAAGACTGCCACTCCGGGTTATGACTTAGACATTGGTAGCTCGACTGACGCTGTACTACTGCCATCAGGCAACACAGCACAAAGACCTACCGCTTCGGCAGGTATCATCAGGTTCAACACACAGACCGGACAGTACGAGGGATGCCAGGATGGTTCGACATACGTCAACTTTGCGATTGCGGGTGACGCACCGACCTTCACCAAGGAGACCACAACAGGTGACGGTTCGACCACGACGTTCTCGGGATTCTTCAGCACCGCTCCAGAATCTGCCAACAACGTGTTCGTGTACATCGACAACGTGTACCAGGAACCAACAGAGAACTACACTGTTTCAGGCACAGACATCACGTTCACCAGTGCTCCACACTCGGGAGCGAGGATATTCGCGATCACGGGTGCTGACAACACCGCATTGGCGACGGGTGGTATTGCCAGATCAGAGACCACGGCAACATCTGTGTCAGGATCAACGGCCACGAACATCATGACGTTCAACGCCGCCACATACAGATCAGCGGAACTGTTCATCACGGTACAGGACTCAGGCAACACGCAGTACTCGGCCATGAAGGCCACAGTGCTACACGATGGAACGACGGCGTATGGTTCAACCTACGCGGTGACCAACACGGCGGCGGGCGACATAGTTGACATCTCGTTCAACCATGACGGTTCGAACACCGTGGAAGTCAAGGCCACTCCGTTGAACTCGGGCACACAGTCTATCAAGGTACAGTACTCACTGTCAGCGATCTAGACTGATAACAAACATTAGACGCCCTGCTGGTAAATACTACTGTCAGGGCGTTTTTTTACGGCCAGACAACACATAACGTTTCAAACTATGAGGAACAAACAATGACCACAAGAAATTTTTTCGTAAACCACGGACTGGAATGCGGTGACATCGTAATATCCGCCTCCAACAACACAATCACGGGCCTGAGCACCGCCGCCCCAACGGCAGACGGCGACGTGGCCAACAAGAAGTACGTGGACGACCAGGACGCCCTGATAGCGTCGGACTCACTGGTGTTCACCAACAAGACATTCGACGCCAACGGCACGGGCAACTCGATAACAAACATCGAGGTTGCGGACTTGGCCGCGGGAGTGTTGGACACTGACCTGAGTTCAGTCTCCGCTTCCGATGACACCATACCATCGGCCAAGGCCACCAAGGCCTACGTGGACGGACAGGTATCGGCGGGCGTGGACACACACACCACGATCACGGAGGGCAACTCCAGTGTGGTTGTGGCGGACTCTGGCACGGGCACGATAACAGTTTCAGCTGACGGCGGCACGGTGGCGTCATTCGCGTCAGCGGCAACAACCCTGACATCATCGGGTGCCATCAACCTCACGGCGGGCACTGACATCGCCATACCAAACAACGTGGGTGTTTTATTTGGATCCGGCGGTGAGAAGATCGAATCAGACGGCACGGACCTCACATTGACTTCAACGGGAGAACTCACACTGACCGCCACGGGCAACACGGTGGTCACCAACAACATGATCATCAACGGTAACCTAACCGTCAACGGCACGGAGACCATAGTCAACACCACCAGCCTCGATGTGGAGGACTCCATCATAGGGCTCAACAGGACCAACTCGGCCGCGGCCACAATGCCGAGGTTCTCGGGCATACACCTACACAGGGGAACGGGATCATCGGCCACGGAACTGGACCTTTACATGGTGTGGGACGAGCAGACCAACGCCACAGGGAGCACCACCAACCTGGGCGGCGTATTCACGTTCCTGGGCTCAGTACACAATGAGGGCTCAGAGATACCCAACTCAGACTTCACACTGGCGGACATCAAGGCCAGCACGGTGGAGGCCAACCTTACAGGAACAGCGACAGCGGCGGAGTACTCTGACGTGGCCGAGAGGTTCGAGGCGGACACTGCTTACGAACCAGGCACGGTTGTTGCCCTGGGAGGCTCAGCCGAGATCACGGCCGTGGGTGAGGAAGCCTCCAATGACGTGTTCGGCGTCATCTCCAGCACTGACCAAGCGGCGTTCAAGATGAACGGCGGCGCTGGATCAGACGACACACACCCATACGTGGCCATGACCGGTAGGGTGAACGTGAAGGTGATCGGCACAGTGAACAAGGGTGACAGACTTATCTCTGCGTCTGTACCAGGCTACGCCCGGGCGGCGGACCTGTCACAGTGTACTTCTTTCAACGTGATCGGTAGGGCTCTCACCAGCAAGACGGAGAATGGACCAGGCACGGTTCTGGCCGCTGTGAGGGTCAGTCACTAGGTGATAACAGCCTATTAAATTACCAAAATCCGCATAAATACCGTTACATTAACAATAATCATGCGGGAGAAATGGAACCATGACAACAAGAAACTTCAGAGTAAAGAACGGTCTGGAAGTCGGTGATGTAACAATCGATTCCTCGACCAATAAAATAACGGGATTGAGCACTTCAACCCCAAGCGATCCAGGTGACGTGGCCACGAAGGCCTACGTTGACGCACAGGTGACAGCGTCGGACCTAGATTTCCAAGCGGACTCGGGCGGAGCACTGGCCATAGACCTTGACAGTGAGACCTTGACGTTCACTGGTGGTACGGGTATCGACACATCAGGATCAGGTAATGCTGTGACTTTTGCCATAGACAGCACGGTGGCGACACTGGCTGGAACACAAACATTCACTAACAAGACCTTCGACGCCAACGGAACTGGTAACTCTATCTCGAACATCGAGACTGCGGACTTTGCCAGTGCGGCATTCAAGGACGAGGACAACATGGCATCTGACAGTGCTACGGCGGTCGCTTCACAGCAGTCTATCAAGGCATACGTTGACGCACAGGACGCCAACATAGCATCAGACACGTTGACATTCACAAACAAGACATTTGACGCAAATGGCACAGGTAACTCGATCTCGAACATCGAGGTGGCCGACCTAGCATCAGGTGTGTTGGACACTGACCTGTCGAGTGTGGCGGGCACGGACACAACTTTGGCATCTGCCAAGGCGATCAAGGCCTACGTGGACAGTTCGATATCAACGGCAGAGAACGCCGACACCACGATCACAGTCGGTAACACATCGGCGGTCGTGTCAGACACAGGTTCAGATGGTGCGTTCACGGTGACAGCGGACGGTAACACGGAACTGGTCGTAAACGACACCAGTGCCACTTTCTCAGGTAACGTGATCGTGTCAGGTGACTTCACGGTCAACGGTACCACAACAACATTGAACTCGACCAACAAAACCATCACTGACGCATTGATCGAACTTGCGAACGGAACCACGGGTGCTCCGGCCAACGACGGGGGTATCGTGATCGAGCGTGGTGATCAAAACAACGCGTTCATCGGTTTCGACGAGTCGGAAGACAAGTTCAGGGTTGGTACGGGCACATTCACTGGTGCTAGTACAGGTAACTTGACCATAACCACAGGAACACTACTGGCCAACATCGAGGGTAACGTCACAGGTGATGTGACAGGTAACGCTGACACGGCCACTACACTGGAGACCGCAAGGACCATAGGTGGCGTTTCATTCAATGGAAGTGCCAACATCAACCTACCAGGTGTGAACACAACGGGTAACCAGGACACGTCAGGTAACGCGGCAACTGCCACGACTGCCACCAACGCGACCATAAGCGCCAACAACTCCACCAACGAGACTGTTTACTTGACATTCGTCGATGGTGCCACGGGCGCACAGGGACTGGAGACAGACACCGGACTATCATACAACCCATCAACCAACGTGCTATCCACCACGGCATCAGCGGCACAGTACGCGGACGTGGCGGAGCGTTTCGAAGCAGACGCTCCTATGGAAATCGGTTCGGTTGTTGAAGTGGGCGGTACAGCGGAGATCACGGAAGCGACTTCAGAGATGTCCGAGGACGTTTTTGGTGTCATCTCTGACAAACCAGCATACATGATGAACGCAGGTGCGGGTGACAACACCACACACCCGTTCGTTGCCATGACAGGTAGGACACCGGTCAGGGTAGTGGGTGCTGTGACCAAGGGTCAGAGACTTGTTACTTCATCAACAAAAGGTTGTGCCAGGGCGGTTGCGCAGGGCGAGTCGATCTCTCCTTTCAACGTGATCGGTAGGGCACTGGAGACCAACACTGAGGCAGGCATCAAACTGGTAAACTGCGCGGTGAGGACCAACAACTAATAAATATCTCTACTTTTTAGTAGTACAAAAGGGCGGCTCTAGGGTCGCCCTTTTTTTTTAGGCGCATAAATACCCATACTGCTGTCGGTCGGCAATGATAGGGAGACCGTGCGTGGCGTTTGCCACACTAACACAATTATAAGGAGTACTGAAGTATGGCCATAGGTCGTATATCAGGGTCGGTACTGAAGTCAAACCTGACCAGGAATGGCGTCGACCTCGCGTTTGAAACAAACCTACTGTACCTCGATGTGACCAACAGTCGCGTGGGTATCGGTACTTCAGAACCCACAACAACATTACAAGTAAACGGAACAACCACAACTACAGGACTTACCGCCTCGGGCGTGATCAACGCCAACGGCACAGGCAACAGCATACTGGTAGCCGACACTCTGCGAATAGCAGAAAATGGATCAGGATTGAGGATGACCAACGTTGGTGCGTTTGACAACAACAGCGGCAGTTTCAGGATATTCAGTACCAATGATCTGATCTTCAGTTCAGGTGGAGACAGCAACACAGCACTCACTGTGGATGGCTCGACACAGGCGATCAATTTCAACAACGCATACACTTTCCCAACATCAGACGGTACAGCAGGTCAGGTGCTACGAACAGACGGTGCAGGTGCTGTAACTTTTGCCAATCCCAATGTAAGTGATATTGGTGATTTAACTGCCACTGCCGCAGAACTTAATGTACTGGACGGCACCACCCTTGGTGCGGCCAACGAACTGTGCGTGGTGGATCCGACGGGCAATTTCATAACGACGACATCCACGCTCAGCATCGACCAGGGCAACAATTACATCGGTATCAATCAAACATCGCCTGAAGTGACACTACACATGACGGGTGAAGGTGCCCAGACCGCACAGATTCGCATGGAGCAGTACAATGACAGTGCTGACGCTCCAGATGTAAGAACAAGGAGATACAGGGGTACAATTGCCTCACCAAGTGCTATACAATCAGGTGATTATCTATTTAGAAGTAACCACGAATACTATAATGGTTCAGCACTTATTGTTGGTGGACAGTTTGCTTTTGACAACACCAACAATGCCAACAGAACACAGTTTACGGTTGCAGTTACCACAGATGGTACATCAGTTGAAGCCAGTTCAAATGACGATGTGCAATTTAAGATCGATGGTAACGACGGTGGTGCGATCACATTCAACAACGCATACAAGTTCCCGACCGCAGATGGTTCTGTTGACCAGTTCCTCAAGACGGACGGTTCAGGAAACCTAAGTTTCGCCACAGTATCTACAAATTCAATATCACAACTTAACTCTAATGTTACGGTAACAGATTCAGGCACAGGTTCAATCACCATAGACGCGGACGGTGGCACCATAATCACCATGAACGCAACCACGGTGCTGGACGCCTCCGCAACAACCAACGCAGTGAGACTGCCCAACGGAACCACGGCACAGAGACCAAGCGGATCCGTGGGTATGATACGTTACAACAGTAGCACAGACACCATAGAGGGCTACACCACAGCGGGCGGATGGGCGCAACTGGGCGCCACCACTGCGACGGCGGAGAACACGGACGACACATCAACAGGTGACGGCTCGGCCATAAGCACCACGCAGAGTGTTATAGACCAGTTCGTCACAAGCAGTTTCGATTCCGCATGGTACCTAACTGTGACCAGGGACGAGATCAACGACGAGGTGTCCACGGCCAAACACAGCCTTGTTCATAACGACACCACAGCATTCGTGGCCTCTTCACACATAACAGAATCAGACCCCACCAACGCATACCTAACAGCACAGGCGGACGTAGATAGTGGCAATGTGAGACTGCTGGGCACGGGCGGATCGGTCGTGAACTCAGTGAGCTTCTACCGTATAGCGGTGGGTGACAACACTACCGCGGGCACGACGGGTAACGTCACAACTGCCATTAACCTGGACGTGGATTCCGCCGCAGAGAAGATAGACGGATTCGCTCTGGCATCCGCGAGGGGTGCCAAGTATTACATCTCAGTCAACAATACCACAACGGGAGAACTGTCCAACACTGAAGCATTAGTGGTGCACGATGGATCAAACGCATACATATCACAGTACGGCAACGTAAACACCGGCAACAATGACCTGATCACGCTGACCGCGGAGATCGATTCAACGGAAGTGATTTTGAAAGCATCCGCACAAGCACCCAACTGCAGGGTCACGGTGTACAGGATACTGCTGGCGGATGACGAATCACCATCAACGGGAGACAACATCAACGTGGTGGAGGCCACTTCAGTTGATTCCGGAGCCACAACCGTGGACAGTTTCTCCACAACCGCCTATACGGGCGCTTTCTACGTGTTCACAGGCTACAACGCCACGGAGGGGGCGGCATCAATACAGGAGGTAATGGTGGTGGCCAACGACGAGGCCTACGTCACACAGGGACCTATAGTCAACAGCAAGGGCACAGACCAACTCTCATTCACGGCATCACTGAGCGGCACGACAGTAACGGTGCAGGCCGCATCCACATCAGGCGCCAGCACACTAGTCAACGGCTACAGGGTACACATGCTGAGGGGATCAGCGGGTGCGTCCACGGCGGACACGGTGTTGGTATCAACAGAGCAGACAATCACCGGGGACAAAACGTTTTCAGGAATCACATCCTTAGGGATGATCAAGGAAGGCGGCACTGTTAGCGCAACTGCGTCCACAGGCACAATAAATTATGACGCAAAAACACAGACTGTGCTATATTACACCACAGATGCTTCTGGCAACTGGACCATAAATCTAAGGGGAGATGCTTCGAACAGCATGAATTCGATAATGTCAACAGGACAGGTCACCACCGTGACGTTCCTGGCCACCAACGGTGCGACTCCCTACTACAACTCCACCGTGCAGGTCGACGGAACCACTTCTGGCGTCACAACAAAATGGCAGGGTGGTGTGGCCCCTTCCGGTGGTAACGCAGATTCGGTCGATGTCTACACATACAGCGTGATAAAGACCGGCGATGCCGCTTTCACAGTGCTGGCCAGCGTAAACAGGTATGCTTAGGAAAAATAGATGCCACTTTTATCAACACTAGGGACAGGATCGGCCAAGGGATTTGGACATCGTAAACCTGTGCGTCGTGTCAACAAGGACCTGGTCCTACACCTGGATCCTGCCAATGCCAGTTGTTTCAAATCAGGAGACACTACAGCCACGAACCTGGTCACAGGCAACAGTGTGACGGGGGCCTCGGGAACCCCAGGAACGGGCACACACACGCCCAACACAGCCAACTTCCCGGCATATTCTTCCAGCAACGGCGGCGTGTTCGATTTCGCGGGGGGCCGGGGAATGAACGTTGAAGAGGACCTGGGTTCTAACACGTCCATGACCATAGACATGTGGGTCAACAAACTCAACGATATCACCACAGACTATCTCACCGATGCCAGGAACGACGGTGGGGTTTGGTTCCTAACCAATTACGTGAGCCACAACATCAACTGGAATAGCGACACCGCGTACAATTTTGAGACACCATACAACGCATCAGCAAACGGGCTGTTGAATCAATGGTTACACATCGCATTAACAGGGACCACCGGAGGCACAGGCAAACTTTATGTCAATGGCGTTGAGGTCAATCCCTATTCCATACAAACCACAATGGCTTCTTGTAAATTTGGTAAAAATTTCAGGATTGGCACAAGATTTACTACCAGTGCTCAATGGGCAGGTTACATGGGACCTATCAAACTATACAGTGTTGAACTCAGCGCGGGTCAGGTGCGCAGGAACTTCGAAGCGGATCGCATGCGATTCGCAGTCTAATCATACTATAAGATCTAATATAGTCTGTAACTTACCTTTTATGGATTTGTTGTTGAGGGTGTTCCTCAGACCCATGTGCAGGTTCTTGGGCCAGCACTCGAACGCCGTCCAGCAGTAGCCGGAATGTTCCGCATTTATTTTTGGTATGAATTCTGACTCTATGGCTATGAGGTAGGTGTGGAAGAAGAACTTCTGATCGTTTGACGTGAACATCTCCAACGGTATCACCTTCTTGAACTTGGGAGTGTCACCCACTTCTTCCTGTATCTCACGCTTCAGTCCCTCGAATGCTGATTCAGTGTACTTGGCCTGTCCGCCCACCAATCCCCACATGCCCTGTGTCTTCTTGTCGGTGCGTTGTAGGAACAGGAAACGCTTGGTGGAAGTGCTGTAGAAGAGTGCGCCCGAACAGACTATGTTTTCTTTCATATCTTATTATAACAACTTATGTGTGTTTTATCAAGGGGTGGTTGCGTCTGTGCTGGCGTCGTAATTTGATGAATTACCGTCCAACACTATGCTCCAATTACCCGCTGTGTACACGCCCTCATATGATTTGACCCATTCCGTGCCATTGAATCTGTACTGTATACCGGTGTTGAGATTGGTCACGTAGTGCTGTGTTGAGTCTGGATTACTAGCATCAAACGCCACGTTCCATTTTGAGGTCGTGCTGTTGTACTCTATGATGTCACCCACACTGGCCACCAGTGTGCCCCACGTGGAACTTTGGAAACTGGCAGTGCTGTCACCAACGTCGTTGATCACAAGGTACCTGTCACCGTTGGCGGGTGTGCCTGGATCAAACGTGGCTGGGTTTATAATCTTCTTGACCGCGGTCAGTGAGTTAGAAGGGATCGTGTCTGAATCAATGCTGTAGAGCAGGATAGTGTCATCCAGTGTGGTTGTGGCGATGGTCCCCACAATCTCATTTCCGTTTGGCTGTTTCAATCTGATCTGTGAAGTGCCGTTTGTGACCTTGCCATACTGATCAAGCAGTAATTTCCAGTTGACAGCGGGACCAAACGTTTCAAATGGGTCATAGTTTGACGGTTCATTGGCACCTGTGTGAAATCCGTCACCACCGGAACTTACATTGACTCCCGTGGTACCCAACAATCTCAGTTGATTACCTGTGACCAACAGTCCAAAGTTGTTTGGTGTCACGTAACTCCTAGACATCAGTTCTCCATCTATCAAACCTTTGGCTATGCCGCCGTCGTCGTCGTATATGCTCATTATGATCTTCTGTACCACGCCCAGTTTCTTGACTTTGACGGGCGGTGACAGCCAAATTGGCATGCTGAACGTCAGTGTGGCCACGTCTATCTCTGAATCCGCGCCCACCGGTATGGTCCTTGAACTGAATGTGGTGCCAGTCAACTCAACGTAACTGAGGCTGGTCCAGTCTATGTAGTTGTCTGACTTCTGTATCTCGAAGTCTGGATTGAACAGGTATAATATCTGTTCCATGATCTGCAGTTTCTGATCTGTGTTTGAACTCCATATGTCCGCTGTGACTTCTAGCCTAAACGGTGATGGCATGACTTTCTCTACAGTGTAACCAGCACCCAGTTGGTTGGTGTATTCACCTGTGCTCTCATTGTAGTCACGCTCTCGGAGATGCTGTTTCTCTATGTGGTAGGGATTCTGCATCCTGTCCCTGTCGTAGTTCAACTCCCTAACGTAACAGGCTATCCTAGGTGCGTACTGTAGTGCGTTCTCTGAATTGTTCCTGATGATGTTGGCCACCTGTCTTGTGGGATCTCCGTAGGTCACAGGTACCGCCCTCAACTGAACAGAACCATCTGCGCCCTTGCCCGTCTCCACTGAGAAGTTACTCAATATCCTTATGAATTGAGTTAGGAACTTCCTGACTTGTCCTTCGTAAAAGTGTAGCATTATATTGTTACCTTACTGTTTCTTTTTAAATTCCACACTTTCAGTTGCTTGTCTCCTCGTAATAGGGCGGCAATGAATCTGCCAACACCCATTATTATTTCACCATCACTGGAAATTGAAGGCTTGGCTGTCGCCGCGGGCATGTTCATGTATTTCACATATCTTTGTGGATTTCTGTCAAACTGTTTTGTGGAGTCTGACTTAAAATTGGTTTTCCATTTTTTATTGATAATATCTACCACCTGTTGTGGGGTTCTGGAAATAGTGTCTTGATTTTCTTGATTTTGCAACAGCGTTTGTATCGAAACTATCTGAGGAGCGTTAGACTGCAGGTCTAATCCATTTACAAAACTCAAACCATCCTGGCTGGGTTGTTTTAACACCCACTCATCTGCCATTTCGTCCTGCAGTGCTTGTGGCCAATTTTTGGCCACCATAGCATCTATAATGCTTTGACGATTTACAATTTCTTCAGTGATTTCGTTTATTTTCATTAATTATCCGCCTTTGGTTTTAGGGCATCAGTCAAGGCCTGTCTTTGCTCCACGGTCAATCCGTTTATCGTAGAACTGGTGGAGTTGTTGACGAAACTTGTCTTGTAGTTTGCCCTAGAATCGTTGTTGGTTGTAGTTATTCTAACAGAATCTTCCACCTTGACCCATCTGGTGCCGTCATAACGGAACAACCTATTTGGTAGGTAATCCGTCCTCAGGAAGTAGTCTCCCGGGTCAACTCCCGAAGTCGGAAATGATATACCGAATCCTGCAGGATTACCGTTGGGTGCTACACCGTCACCGTCTAGGTAGAAACCATAGTGTGAACTGGCCGGGGTGTCGATCACGGCGTTTACCGTGTTGTCACTGCTGGCCCTCTGTGCCTCAGTGTTGACATTCTCCGTCCTAATGTTGCCGCGTTCGTCTATTGGGGCAACATAATACTGTTTGTAGTTGAAACCTGATTTTGGAGCATCCTGTTCTGCCTGTGCCACAATCTGATCGTTGATGGTCTTCTCTCTATTGTAGGTGCTCATGTAACTGGCCATGGATCCTGCCGTCGTGGCATCACCGATTATGTCCTTGAATTCCTGAGAATCTACCAAAGTCTTCATCTTCAATCTCAGTAGGTGTGGCCACCAAGTCTGTGAGAATCCCTCCGCGGCCCTGTTGACGTCTTCCACTACGTAGTATCTCTTCAGTGCTATGGGTATGCTCTCATCCAATGAGTAATCTTCCTTCATGTGTGGGAACTCTATGACATCTCCCGCCATGGGTTTCCTACCTATCCTCTCCACTATGTCATTAAGATGAACTGTCAGGAACAGTGTGTCGTTCTGCAGGAACATTCCAAACTGTGATAGGTTGAAATCCGCGTCCTGAACATTGTAGATGCCACGCACCACGTAAACATCATCAGAATATTTCCTATCCCTGTTCTCTAGGAACAGCAGATCCTGTATGGTGGTCTCGTTTAGATCACTGCCTGTGACCCTGGGTTGGCTGGGTGAAGCGGGTCCATCCTTGTTGGTGTCGCCCTGATCGTATGGTCCCAGGTATTTGTGGAAGTGTAGGTCCGTACCTCCCACCGTGAACATCTCCTTGATGTTGCGGTCAAAGAACTTGTAATCATTTCCCTTTTCAGGCTTGAAAATCGACAGTCTAGGCATATCATACATATTTATTGTATAGCTCAAACCAATAAATACGACTATGTCAGAACTTCAAACAGGACAACAGCAAATATTTGATTATGTGAAGAACAACCTCGGTGAGGGCATGATCGATGTGGAATTGGACCCAAAACACTACCAAACGGCACTGGAAAGGGCCACCAACAGATACAGGCAGAGATCATCAAATGCCGTGGAGGAATCATACGCATTCCTGGAACTGAAAAAGAATCAAAATTCCTACATACTGCCAGATGAGGTCATCAACGTCAGGAATCTCAACAGGAGGACTGTGGGATCAAGGACGGAAGGCGGAGAGGGTGGAACACTGTTTGAGCCGTTCAACCTGGCCTACACCAACACATATCTTTTGAGAGCGGGAGCCACGGGCGGACTGGCAACCTACTACGCTTTCGCGAGTTACCAAGAACTAGTGGGCAAGATGTTTGGAAGTTTCATACAGTTCCACTTTGACGTGGCAACGAAGAAACTGACGATAACACAGAGACCAAGAGCAGACAACGAGACCGTGTTGATGCACACTGACAACTACAGACCAGACATAACCTTATTCAAAGACATCTATGCCAAACCATGGATCAGAGACTACACCTTGGCCGTGTGCAAGGTCATGCTGGGAGAAGCCAGGGGCAAGTTCAACACCATAGCAGGTCCACAGGGTGGAACCACACTGAACGGTGACGCACTCAAGAACGAGGGAAATGCCGAGATGGAGAGACTTGACCAAGAGATAGGCAACTTCCAAGAAGGTGGCACACCACACAGTTTTGTTATTGGTTAATTCCAACCAGATCACATCTAAATAGTGTTGATGAAAAAATCCAATTACAAGAATTACTCTGACCTCACGCTCGACGAACTGGAAAAGTTGGTAGAGGAATTGGAAACGATGAGCATCAAGGCATTGAAAGAACGCAAGAAAACCTTGAGGGCTTCCATACTGAGATCCGTGAGAAA